AGGACCGCAGGCAACTCGGGAACTCTACCCTTCTTCGTTGCAACCAAACGCTGCTTGCGGTATATTGTACGTGCGCAGCGTGCAAGTCGGTTGAACGAGGAGGAGTCCACAGAATGCTGACTCATGACCCCATTACCGCCCCTAACGAACTCCTTGAGGGATGGAGGTCTAAACGACAAGAGTCCTACGCCGCCAGGTCCAGACAGCGCGTAGGCTTCGCAGAACACGAAGCCCACCTTAGACCGGTAAGACTTACCCTCATGGAGTTCGCTTCCTACGTCACGGGCCCTCTGTGCGTAGGAAGGCACATTATCACGGTGAGTGACCGCGGCAAGATCATCTCCGCAGATGATTCTCGGCGGACCAAGACGGTCACTCATGAAATGGTTGAGGAGACTCAAGATCAGGAACGAACAAGGAGTTCCCATAAGGGAACCTCTGGTCTTGGGAACTTCCACTGTCTCATCAACCACCGTGTAACGTGCTCGGCAGCTACGTCGCACGCTCTCCGACATGTCGGACAGACGGTAGCGGACATAATGCGGCTGTTGACCGACACCCAGGGACTCCCTGAGGTCATGGTAAAGAAAGTCGGGAAGTCCTGCCTTTCTAAGACCATCACAAACAGCCACAATCGCATCATGCCCAAACCCATCTGTCGCACAGGTAAGATCAGCCGAAAGGAAGACCTTACTAGCATGTCGGTAAGAGCCCAGGCGGGCAAGTATAGCATCTTCCGTATGCGGAGCATATGGAAGGATCTGAGCTATATTGTCCTGGACAACTCTCCAGACGACCTGTCTTACAAGGTCGCCACGAGCGAACAACGCTGCCGGCGGGATAGTAATGATCCGTGCCTTCAACCCCAACTCAGCAATAACAGACGCGTGATGCACCACCCTTTCTCCCACAGACTGCCTCAAGAGCAGACTGGTGGCCGAAGCCATATTCCTCTCGGCAGAGGAAATTGTAGGATAGAGGTGATACTTCGCGCGGCTGATCTTGCGGTTGAGTGCGTTCTCGAAGGCTCGGGCAAGTCGGGATGGCTCGTCTCCTATGTTTGTCGGACGTCCGGCACGTGCGCCACCGTGCGCCTTCAGCCAAGCAGGTCTGGCAAGACCTGCAACATAGGAGTTATAACCACCCGCAGCTCGCCCCGCTTCGACAACTGCCGAAGACGAAGAAGGTACGGAAAACGAAGTAACGTTATGGAACTTACCCCGCAGCAGTGTGTAAACGTGTTGCTTGATCTCCTCGAGCACCCTCGGAGGAGTCACGTGTCTGCTGCTAAGGGTGTTAACATGTCGGTCTACAGCTTCCCGAATCACAGACTGAGGAGCGCACGGAAGAGCGCGTGCAATCCTGGAGAAGGCCAGTTTGCCCTTAAGACTCAGTCTACGATCAAGCCATCGGATAAGCTGCAGAGGGAAGTGAGACCCAGCGGGAAGCTTTGCTTTTCGCTGCTCGAGGACAGCAGCTCGGAGCTCCCCACATACACTCTTCAATGTGTATGCTGTCTGCAGCCAGCCGTTGCGAACGACTGCCTTCGACAACCAACGTCTCATTTCCCATGCACCGACATAAGTTCCTATACCACAAGATATCAAACCGCACCAGATAGCTTTCCAAAGCTCTCTGGTGTGGCCACCAGTTCGACGACTCGGGACTCCGGTTCTGGACCGCCTTACACCTGCTATTTTCATAACAGGAATAGGCGCGCCTCTCCGGAACGGGCCCTCAACCGTCACAAACGGGTACGCTGGTAGGCGTTTCCGCATGATC